GCGGCGGGGGCTACCCAGTTGCACCATCTCGGCATTGCCTTGGCTATCGACAATGACCTGTTTACCCCACCAGCCCTTTTTTTGCAGCAGCGGGGTGAGATCATCGCTGAACTGGCGCAGTGTTTTCCCTTCCTTGAGGGCATCCAGCAGCCCGCCGCGCACGTCCTGCAGGATATCCATGCGCATGCCCTTGGCCATAGTGAAGGCGCGGGCATGAGCTTGGTCGAGCATTTCCGCCCAACTCCAGGTGATCCGCATGCCCTTGCTGCGCAGCCAGCCCACGGCGGCTTCAGGCTCCATGCCAAACAGGGCGCGTAATGTCCCATCAGGCATTGGCATTGAGCCGTCCCCACATCTGTGCCGCCCACAGTAGCTTGGCCAGCTTTTCTTCTAGTTGGCCCTCGTCAGCCTCTGGATAGTGCTCGGCCAGCCAGCCCATGAAGGCCTCGGGGTCGTCGTCTTGCTCCAGGCGTTGGATGATAGGGGCCAGCACGGCCTGCATCTGGGCGTTGAGATCGTCGCTATTGAGACTGGATAGGATCTTATCCAGTTCGACCTGATTGCTGTTGTCAGATTCTGATCCTGACTTCAGCGCGGCGATCCCTCTCAGCGGGGCAAGCGGGGGAGGGGTCGGCTTCTTCTGCCAGCCCTCGCCATAGGTCTCCTGCACATACTCTTCGGTAGGCTCAAAGCCCATCTGATAGATCTTGCTGTCCCGCTCGGCGCGGGTGTTCATGTCTTCTTCTTCGTCGGTCTCGAAGCGGAAGCGGGGGCAGCGGCGCAGGCTGTGAATGCCACCCACGTTCAGCGCCACGATGGGGAAGATCAGATCACGGGTCAGCGTGCTGGCCACCTGCTTGGCATCCGCCACCAGCAGATCGCGCCGCACCTCGTTGTGCACATTACCCAGGGCATTGGTGTTGGTGCCCTCGCCAGTACCGGAAGTGAGCGTACCCCCAAGGATGGCCTTGGACTGACTGCGCTCGCACCAGTCCATCATTACCTCAAAGGGATCGGCAGCACCCTTGGCCGCTTCCTTGAACTCAATGCCCATGCCCTCGGGAATGATACCGGCGGCGGCGTGACCGATGTTCACCACCGCACGCAGCAGGGTGGCTTTCTCGGTATCGGTGGCACCGGTTGGGTAGGTGCCCAGGCGCAGCGGCAGGCCGTAGATCTCCAGGAACTCGGCCAGGTCACGCAGGCTGTAGTTCTTGAACAGGAACGGCCAGGCCAGTACCCGGTGCAGGCCGCTGCGGGTAATGTAGCCGCTGCGCGCCTGGTGGCGGTGCACAATCCAGGTGAAGGGCTGTAGCGGGTCGCCATCCATCGTCACGCCACGCAGGCGCAGCTCGCTACGGGTCTCCTGGTCAACGGTGAACCAGCGGTGTGGCCGAAAGTCGATCGCATCCGGCAGCCACTCCTTGCCCAGGCGCTGCCATGTGATCTCCTGGCAGGAATACCCGTGACCGATGGCGCTGGCCATATTGAGAATCACGTCCTCCAGGTTCTGCATGTCATGCAGGATCTCGCGCACCAGGTCGGCAGCACGCTCCTCGTGCTTGTCGGCATTGCGCGGGGGCGCGATATCCCAGTCCAGCCCCAGCAGCGAGAGCTTGCGCTTTTGCATCTCGGCGAAGATGTGCGCGTCCTTCTCTTCCATGTCGTCAAACAGATCGCACTGGGCCAGCATGTCGCCCTGTTCAGCAGCCTGCAGGATACTGGCCAGCCGGGGCGGGGTGAGGCCACGGGTCGGGTGCTCGGCGAACTCCTGGTGCAAAGACCCCACGCGGGCCGTCTGCGGTTCGCCCTGAATGTCCGCCAGGCGGAACGGCTCGCCGGTACGTGGATCGAGGATGCGTGATTCAGCCATGGGTTTTACTCCGAATGATTTTATCTAACTGACCGGATGTCACTTCCCTGGCCCCGGCGCAGCGTGCCGCTTGAAGCTGGGTGCCGCCGATACGCACAATCCCTTCATGGATCACACGCGCAGGTATGCCGATGGATCGACAGAACTTCAGCAACTCCTTGTCGCCATCCGCCCCAGGGTGCGAAGAGATCAGCCGGGCAATGTGAAGGCGGCGCTGGCCCTGGGTATGCGGAAACGGCGTCTCAAATAGCAATGCCATCACCAACCCCCTGAGCCGCTATAGCCGATGTCCGAGTCGTCGTCGATATCGTCCCATTGTGATTTCGCACTGGGGGCGGGTGTCCACTCGGCTTTCCATGTCGGCCCGCTGGCAGCATAGATCCCAAGGAACGCGGCCCACGCACGGTCAGCATGCCCGTCGCCACCCTCCACATCGAAGCGGACATTGCCCGCCGGGGTGGTGACCTTCTTCAGGCTGTGCAGGTCAGCACGAATAGCATCATCACCCAGAGGGATGCGCACCTTGCGATCCTCGAACGCCTCCTTGGCGAGATTGGCCATGTGCTGCTTACTGTCGCCGGTGAACATCACCCCCTCAACGCGCATCGCGCCATAACGGTGCTGCGCATCCTCCACGGGCTTTTCACCCATGCCGGTCTGATCCATGCAGATCCGCACAGGGTTGTATTTGGTCACCAGCTCATCCAACACCTGATCCTGCACTCGGAAGGTAGCCCGCTTGAGCGTCACCACCTCGCGTGTCCACAGCACGTCGCCGACACGCTCCCACACCCACGCCACCCAGAGATCCTTTTTGCGCCCGATGTCGTTGCCGATATAGATCGGGCCACTCCCGGCTGTTGCGGGGTCTCCTGCGCTGTCGTGCTCGACGGCATTGATCAGGTCATAGGAGAGCCAGGCGCTGGCCTCATCCAGCCAGTTCAGCTCAAACTCCTGAGACCAGGCATCCTCATCCTTGAGGCCGGTGCGCAACTCATCGACGTTGCGCGGCAGCCCGTCGGCCACCGCCTGATAGATATCCACCGTGTGCCGCGACCAGGCAGCATCTTCGCCGGTCATCAGCTCATAAAACTTGTTGCCCTTGCCGTTGGGGGTGGAGACCACGCGCAGCTTCCACCCGGCAGAGATCACCGGGAACAACGCCATCCAAATCTTGCGGCTGTCCGCATGAAAGGCGAACTCATCCAGGAAGACATTAGCGGAGAAGCCGCGCGCGGTGTCCGGGTTGGCTGGCAGGGCGGTGATGCGCGAGCCGCCCGGCAGCGTTACCTCCAGCGATTTCACCTTTGCCTCTTCGTGCTCCAGCTCCAGGTATTCAAAGGCAGCTTGCACCGCCTTTAAATGCTGTTTAACCCCTTCCTCCATCGCCTCCCGTGCCTGGCGCTCACCGCGAGACAGGATCACCCAGCGGGCGCGCTTGCCCTCAGCCTCGGCCCGCAGGCAGTCGAGCACCAGCTCTAGCGTGGTGGTAAAGGTCTTGCCGGTCTGACGCGCAAACATCCCGACCTTGAAGCGGCTCTGGTCGGCCAGCCATTTGCGCTGATAGGGGTAAAGCATCGGTGTACTCATACCCCGTAGGACTCCCGTATGATGTCGTTGAGTCGTTTCAGGGTGATGGCGCCACCCTTGGCATCGCCCTTAACCTTCTCGGCCAACTCCTCAGCAGCCTTGGCGCGCTCCTGCCTGCGGATCTCCTCCTCACGTTTCACGTTCTCACTGGCGGCCTTCTCCAGGCGCACCACGCTCAGGGAAAGCTCCTTGAGCATGGAGATCACCCCCGCCCGGTCTTCGATGCTGGCGGCCACCACGGCATCGTCCTGCAGCTGCATACTCATATCGAATGCCAGGGTGCGCAGGATCTCATTCACCAGGTGGCCAAGCTGGCCCTGGGGCGTAGCACCCAGCTTGCCGATCCACATCTCAGCCACCGCACGGGATTGGCGCAGCCGTTCACCCACCTGCTCCATGCGCCGGGAGTAGCGATTCACCGCGCTCTTGCTCACCCGTTCCGGGTGGCCCTGCTCTGCGAGGATGGCGTTAATCCGAACCGTGGCATCCATCTGCGACACACGCGGATCACGCAACAGCGCCTGCAGCTGCTCCAGGATATCGGGCGGTAACTGCTCAACGGTGGAGGGACGGGCCATCGGTTACTCCGTGAAGTGCACGTTGATATGCAGCAGTCCGCCAGCATGGTTCGCGCCTGCTGTGAACCAGTAACCAGCTAGAAAGCTGACACCTATAATCATCACCAGCACTTGGAGCGGCTTTAACCAGGATTTGAGTTTCGCTTTCACCTCACACCCCCGGCCTTGGCCGCGCCACACCCGGTACACGGGCACGGCCCAACGCGGCATCCTCACCACGGCGCGTGAGCTTGGCCACCTTCACCCCGGCCACCTCGGTGAGATGGATCAACTGCTGCTCCTCCAGCCAGGCCAGATGCCCATGCAGGCGATCACTGCTCACGGCATGACCGACAGCGGCCAGCAGTCGCCCCACCACGTGCTCGTTGTGACTGTAATCCGGGTCTTGCTCCAGCACCTGCAGGATCGCCAAACGCTGATCCTCGGCAACGATATCGGCATAGCTCATGATTGGCTCCCCTTGTTGAGCAGGTGTTCATTGATCAGCGACATGGTGCGATTGAGCGCAGCCAGTTCACCCTCGATACGGCGCATGGCTGAATCCACCCCGTTGATCTTTTCGTGGATGTGGCCCATGTCGTCGTGGTCTGGCAAATAGCGCACATCACTCTCCATTTGGGTGAGGCGCGTTTCCAATCCAGCAACACGACCATCCACCCGATCAATCGCCGCCTTGTTCACCCGTGTGCGATTCACCACCCAGGTATAGAGCAGGTTGCCCAGCAGCAGGGCGCTAATGAACACCTCCCACCAGAAGCGGGCGGCGGTGTAATCGATATCGCCCATCACCTTGCCTCCCTGCGCTCGATGTCGGCCAGGCACGGCACACAGATCCCCGCCGCGATGCGATGTGGCTCCAGCGGAAACAGGCACTCCGGGCAACAGGGCATCCCGCCCAATTGATACGGCACAAAGCGCCGTTGCGCACGCTCGCGGTGTTCTTCTATCGCCTGCTGGCGCTGGCGTTCTTCCTGCGCCTGCGCCATCTCAAACTGTTTTTCATTCATCCTTCGCGGCCTCCGTCCATTCGATCCAGGCCGCCACCCGCGCCGCGCACTGGTGATACAGCCCCGCCGTTTCCACGTAGGCGATCAACAGCTCGCCCATCGTCTCCCCCGGCACCGGCAGCGCCGGGCAGGGCTGCATCAGCGTCACAGGCGCAGGCCGTGGGATCGGCGTCTCTGGCAGCGGCGCGTGCGTGGCACAGCCCGCAATCATCCAAACGGCACAGCCGATAATCAGCCACCGTGTCCACATAACGGATCACCTCCCTTGTTCGTGTTTGCGTGCGGGTGATCACCGCCCGCTCAATCTGTACCGCATCGCGCAGAATGGCCGCATCAATCGCCGCCTGCGCCTGCGCCTGCTCAATCGCCCGCGCTACCGAGGCCAGGCGCTCGGCAGCGGCATCGCGCTCAGCGGCGCTATAGCCCCGGCTGTACACATACGAAATGCAGGTATATGCGATACCAAACAGCATCATCGACAACACCGTCCAGTAGCCACCCGTGCGAAACCACATCAACACGTCGGCCTCCCACGCCAGCCCGCACGCAGATAGCGCGGCTCCAACTCATGCAATATGCGTTGGGGATAGTAGCGATTCTCGCGCTTGGCCCAGTCGGCCCGACGGGTGTGGTACTCCACATGACCAAACCACCGATCCGGATCGGCCCCATGCTCAGCCGCCAGGCGACGATCACGGCTTAACCAACCGGGGCCACCGTTGTAGCCGCTCAGCACCATGGCCCAGTGATCACAAGTGGAGATATGTCCATGGACGGACGGTATTCCGGCGCGCCAGGAGGAAGCGCGCCGGTTCGGCGCATCGCCGTGCGGATGAATGCGGGAGTGAATGTGTTTGTTGTACCGGGCCATCGCCCGCATCGCCCAGCCGGGCGAGTACGGCGCGGCGCTGCCCAGGTCAGGATAGATCTCACTGATCCAGGCAGATGTGCCGGGCATAAACTGCGCCAACCCCTGCGCACCCACCCGGCTATCCACCCCGGCGCGCCAGCCGCTCTCCTGGTGGATCTGCGCGGCGTGTAGCGCGACTGGCCCGCCCAGGCCCCACTCCTGTTGTACGATACGGGTAAGCTCGCGTTGATACTGCTGGGCCGTAGAAGGGATAGGCCCGGCCAATGCCGGGAGGGCAAACAGCAGCAGTAGCACCATGGCAGGCAGGCGCACCTTACACCCCCAGCCCCAGCGCCAGGATAGCCGCCGCGATGATGAGCGCCCGGCGCAGTGCAGCCAGATCCACATGCCAGTGCATATCCTGCGAGGCATCGTATTGCTCGCCCATGCGCAGCGCATACATATCACTCAACACATCCCCAGGGCGGGCATAATGGAAAATGCTGCGGTCAATCCAGTAGCCCAGGTACGCACCGAACGCGAGCTTGCTCAGCGACCAGGCCAGCACCCCAAGCTGATGCGGCGCGATAACAAACACCACCACAGTGATTACAATGGCCAGCGCCAGCCAGGGCCAGGCACGAAGTTTGTCGGTAATGGATTTGCGCATCGGATGCCTCCGGTATCAACGGTAGGCATCATGTTCGCGCGTGCGCGGGTGGTGCAGGGATTAAAGGGTTTTAATCGAACAGGCGGGGTTGAACGCGGGCGATATACAGGCGGCGCTGTTCATCAAGGATCTGATAAACACGGGTTTCGGTCAAGCAGAACTGCTGGGCCAGCTCCAGCACGGTATCGCGGGTGGGGCGCTGGTTGTGCGCCTCCCAGATCGCCCGGTTGCGCAGGGCATCGTCCAGCGCCTTGCCCGTGGGCAGGTAGGCCATACGACCGCCCCGGCATCGTGCGATAGCGCGCACGGCGGTCACGGCATAGGCCTCGCTGTGTGCTTCGCCCTGCTCACGCGCCAGCGCATCGGCCACCACATCGATCAGCTCGACGAGCTCCTTCAGCCCGCGCTTGCCCTGGCCGTCATCATCACGGCGCTCGGCCAGATAGGCAAGAGCATCCTCGGGCACCGGGGCATCGGGGTACAGGGATTGCTGCTTGTCGCTCATGGCGTCTTCCCGATCAGGCTGGCCAGCTCACGCAAGCGCTGCCGGTTGGCGGCGCGCTGCGCATCACTAATGGGCGACTCTGGCAACTTCGCCTGTTCAGCCCTGGCGGGCAGGTGCTCCAGCAACACACGAGGCGCGGGCCAGCGGTCGATACGGCGCATCATTTGCCGGAATGCCTGGGCGATGCGCGGGGCATCGGTATCGAACCACTGCCTGCCGTCATAGAGTGTTTCAATCCACGCTTCCTTGGTGAGCGCGATGGTCTCATGCGATGGCTGGCCGGGCAGCGATAGCGCAATCAGCCGTGTCAACCCGTCGGCAATGGCCGCGCGAAACCACTTGGGCGCACTCACCGTCGCACTGCCTCCTGGCGCGCAGGAATACCGACCATCCATGGTCATAACTCGCGATCCTCCTGCAGGGCCTGCATGGCCAGCGCCGTGCGCGAGCTGGGGGCGCGTACTGGTGTGCGATCATCGCCAGGCACCACAGTCATCGCCTGACCACGCGCCGCCACAGACTCCAGCACACTGCGCAAATACCGGTCATTTGAAAGGGGCTTAAATGCCCCTTGTTCCTGCTTTTTACGCATCGCCTCCACCGTCTCACCTAGCGCCGCCGCCAGTACACCATGATCACCATGCAGCGCCAGCGTCTCCTGCACCAGGCGTAGCGCCCGATCATTGGCCAGGTCTCGCTTGGCGCTGCGGAACAGGCCGATGTACACCACCAGCGGCAGCGCGAGAGAGTTGGGCAGCTTGGCCAGCAGGGCCAGCAGTTCGCTGGCGGCTTCGTCCTGGGCCAGTTGCTCCAGGCCGATGCGGGAGTGGCAGACGGGGCAGCGGTTTAGTTGCATGGGGTCGGCCCGAATTGTTTAAGGTTGATAACTACATCCCGCCTCAGCTCGTGGCCTCTAATGTATTGCAGGAGCCAAAACCATCTTGCCTCCGAGTCATTCCGCCAGAGCCAAACCAGGGCCGCCCTCCGGGAAATGGTATTCACTGTTTTCATGCTGCCCCAACCTTTTCTGTCAGGTGCTCAATGATCGCTCCCAGCAACCGCGCATCGCGCAGCCATTTACCCGCTCGAGGACAGCCGTCCAGCAGGGTCTCCACATAACCACGATCAAATCCCAGCAAACCGAGCAGCTCATCCACTCGCGCCAGGCGGGCGCGTTTGGTTTGCTCTGCCTCCAGCGCGGCAATGATCGCCCGCCAGTGTTCGCTACGCTTCACCCACGCCAGGCGCTCCACACCGGGCGCCTTGTTGATATCCGGCGCGCCCTTGCCGCCGGTGATGTTACGGGCAATGCTGTCGGCATAGGCCCAGCTCAGGCCCATATCGGCCAGCATGGCCTCCACCTTTGCCACGTAGCCGGGCAAGCGGTCATAGTTGTGCGGGCGCTTGCCAGCACGGCGCGGCGGAGCAAACTTGGCCCCGCAGCTTTTCAGGTGGGCCAGCACTCGCGCCAGGGTACGTTCGTTCAAGTCCTTGGCACTGCGCACCCCGCCATGCTGCTGGAGCATGGCGCGGTAGGTTTCCTCATCCATGCCCAGCTGCTGCCGGGCGATGTGGATCTTGGCGATGGCGGAACGGTGGATGGTCATAAGCCAGGCTCCTCCTTGAGCGCGCCACCCGGCACTAACCTCGCCGTTAATCTGTCAATACACCACTTTGCATGCCATAACTCCCTTCTTGAAGGGCCATCAAGACACATAGGGCTATCAAGACACATGCCGAACATCAGCCAATCAGCCGACACATCTAGTCCAGTGCATATCCTGGCCAGCACATCAGCTGATGGGCACATCCTGCCTGTCTCATACCGACTCATGGTGACCCTGGTAACACCAACAACGTTAGCCAGATCTTTCTGATTAAGCAGCATGTGTTTCCGGGCATCCCTGATACGCTCACCGAGAGCCTTTGAAAAATCACTCACCTCGTCAATGCTTGATTGTGTCATGCCACGGCCCTCAGCGTCTTTGCTCCATCATCGCCACCTACTGGCGGCAGCGGTTGCGCCATCCAGTGAGAGGGGTGGATCGCAATATCGGGATCACTACCGGTCAGCACCCAACGGCCATCGGGTTTGCGGTAGGCCTGGGCGATGTCCTGCTCAGCATCCCGATGCGTGTAACACACCCATACATCCACCAGCGGCTCAGGCAGACAGTCCTGCACGCTGTGCCACAGTTCGTCTGCGACCCAGCGCAAGGGGGTTACGGTTCTCGGTTGCATGATCATTCCTCCTTCCATCCATCAGCAGGTGACCAGCTGGCCACACGCCTGCCCGCATCATTCAGTACACGCAGTTTGGCGTGAGCAATGCTCGCCAGTTGCGCGGCATGGGTGCGCACCAGAGCATCGTCCACGTCGTCGTATTCGAGCATATTGCCCCAGCTGCCATTGCGATTGATTTGGATCTTCATGCCGCCTCCTCCGCCTCTTTAAGCAGGGCGTTCACCAGCTTGTCCACCTCGGTATCCACCGGCTTGATCAGCACAGCCTCTTCATCGTCGGTAACACTGATCCCCAGGCGCTTCAGGTCGCCTGCAGTCAGGTCGTACACGGCGGGCTTGTGCACGCTCTCGCGGATGCGGATCAGCAGTTCGGCCTGCTCGGCAGGCAACAGCTTGCGGATGCGCTCGATGGTCTTGGCTTCATCTTCGATCACCACCTGGCCACGCTGCTTCATGTAACCCACACGCACGCCGTCGATGGTTTGCGTCTTGGGTTTGGTGAAGAGTTGCGGGGCGGCCTCGATGCTGGCATACAGCCGGGCATGGGCCTCGGCCACCTTGCCGACGGCACTGCGGATCACCGGCAACACCGGATGCTTGAGGCGCACCAGCTCAGCCTGCAGCTCGGTGATCACGCCGGTAAGATAGGCACGGGCCTCGGCATAGGCGCGGGTCTGCTGTTCAATCTCGGCCATATTGATCATATCTGGCTGTTTCACGATTAATTCCCCCTCACAATCCATTCGACCTGTGCACCATGCACATTGGCCACCATCACATGCTCTCTGCCCTGCGGCCCGACGCGCACAGCTGCGCTCGTGCCGCGCAGCTTGCGGCAGCGGCCACAGTTCTGAATAAACACCCGGGGATTGCGTGTACCGATACGCACATCCAGCACAGTGAATCCCTCCTCAGCCAGATGCATCGCAGCACGGTAGGCGCTGGTCAGCGTGTCGAGGACGTGCTTGTTCTGCGGCCCAATCTTGTACGGGTGTTCGATAGGGTGTACGGCGCTCATGATTGTTTCTCCCGGTGAAGTCGACTGTGCGGGCATCCGCCGTGGCAGGCCTTGAACAGGCGCACACGGATGGCATTGGTGGCGGCATATTTGCGCCGCTGGTTTTCCAGGCAGCGGTGGGCGGCCAGCTCGCCCAGCACGGGGCAGTTCACGTTGGCGCTTAAAAAGGCCCCGTTAAATGCCGTTTCCACCGCCTCTAAATCGCCGGGGTATTTATTGCCCAGCACCTGGTTGATCACCGTGGTGCTATAGCCCATCTCCTCGGCCACCTTCTTTTGGCTGCGCAGGGCGCATTGCTCGTCCAGCAGGCGTACCCACTGCGGAGCCGCATCGCCCCAGGTGGTGCCAATACGATCCATCGGACTCATGCGCCACCTCCCAGGCCATGACGGCTCCACACCACCTGATGGGTGTTGGGGTCATACACGGCCTTCACCCGCTGAATCATCGGCGCACGTGGGCCGGTGTAGCGCTGGGCTATAAAGCGGTATCGCGCCTGCCGACCGGGCGTGTCCTCCTGCACCTGGCGCAGGTAGCCCGCCAGGGCGAGGTAGCGCAGGTAATCCTTGGCGGTGTCCTCGCGCACAGGCGGTTCCTCACTGTTAACGATGGCCAGCAGCTCAGCGCGATTGAATTCACCCAGCACACGCAGGGTGCGCCACATACGCTCATTGCCGCTGCCCTGGGTTACCTTCTCGCCGTGTCGGGTTACACGCGGGGCCTCGCTGCCGATATCGCGCACCAGCGTCAGGCGTCGTGCGCTATAGCGACCCCTCTCATCATTGGCGGCCTGCTCACCCTGCGCGGCGATAAACCCGGCACGCTCCAGACCCTGCGCATAGGTGCGCACCGTGTCACGATGCACCATGCGCGTATCGTCGGCCTGACCACTGCGGGCGGTGTCGTTTACCCAATGCTCGATATCGTCCAGGGTGAATGTGCGCAGGGCTCGCATCGCCGCCCAAATGGCATCGCGGTGGGTGGGATAGCCGTGGCGCAGGGTGCGTTCTGCGCTGGCGCGGTGTTGGTGCTTGGCCGCCATTAGCACTTCCTCCGGGTCGCTTCACCGGTGTAGATGTCATCATGGTTACCCCAGTGCTCCACGCCCAGTACCTCGATACCGTTGGACAGGGCGAACTCCTGAGCGTTTTCCAGATTAATGCACACGCGGCGAGTAATGCCCTTGGTGCGCTGCACGATGCGCGCCAGCAGCTCGTCGGTGATGCCTACGCGGGTGCAGTAGAGATCACGCAGCAGCTTGGCGTCGGTCACGTCGGTAGGCTGGGCAGGTACCCAGGCCAGCACCCGGTTATGGAATCTCTCCCAGCGGCGCAGGTTGGCCTCAAGTTGCTCCTCGCCGATCAGCAGGATAGGCGCGCCGCTACCCTCGTAGATATCGCGCACAATCTCCACCGCCGCCTTGTGTACGATGTGATCGAACTCATCCACGATCAGTGGGCGGTCGGTCACCGCCAGTTCTTCGGCGATCTTGTCCACCATCTCGGCAATGGTGCCCTTCGGCTGCTGGCCCATCTCAATCAGGATGTGCTTGGCCAGGGCGCTGCGGTTCCAGCTGCTGCGACACTCCACGTAATGCGCCCGGTAGCGGTTGGCCACATACGCAGCAGCGGTGGATTTGCCGTAGCCCGAGTAACCGAAGAACGAGACGATCCCCGGCAGGTGGCGTGGGCGGGTAACCGCTTTTTCCATCGCATCCATGCACAGGCCGATATTGGCCAGCGAGGCAATGGAATTGACAGGGGTGCTGATATCGTTCATAGTTTTCTCCGTATCGTTGTTGTTGGACGCCCGCCTGCCAGCGGGCGTTTTTGTTTACAGCTGCTCTGCCAGGCCGAAGTCCTCGGCCAATTTCTGTTGGGAGCGATAGGTCGAGGTCTGCGAAAACGCCTTGAGCCATTTGATATCGCCCTCATCAACGGCCCGACCCTCCTCTAATAGTTGTTCTATCCGTACGGCCTTCAGGTACAGCTGGCGGGGATCCATGCGCGTGGTGGCGTCCTGTACCACCTCGCGTGGTTGATTGAACGAGGCCACAGCCCGCGCCCGTGCCGCATCGCGCTGCTCAGTGGTGGTACTGGTGGCGCGGTGTTCGTCCTGGTGGCTGGCCGCTTCGCCTGCCGCCTCCAGCGCCGGGGTGGTGTAGGTTTCACCACGCTTGGGCAGCTCGGCGATGTTGGCCAGGCTGCGGGCATTGGCAAGGATCTCGTCGGCAATCCCCTTGGTGTTCTGGGTGCGCGCCGCCACCTTGAGTTCGCGGCGCTTCTCCTGCACGGCCTTCTTCTGTTTCTCGCGCCCCACGGTGGCCACCTCGCGGCGACTGATCCCGGTGTAGGCCGGGGCCTCGGCAATGCACACAAACGCCCCGTCCCGATCGAACACGTAGACTTTGCCCAGGTCGTCCGGGTCGTATTTCACCGACACCTGTTCGCCCACCAGTAGGCCAAGCTCCTGGTGGATGTATTCGATGTTGTCGAGCGAAATACCCTTCTTGGTCACGGTGCGCTGGCCGTTGTTGCTGGGTGCCTGCGCCAGCAACACATCCAGGGCGCGCTCGTTCTCGATGCGGCGGATCGGATGGTTCCAGGCATTGGCCACCGCAAAGGGGCTGCGATTGCTCAGCCCCTTGTGGGCGCGGTGGTGGTAGATGTTCTCCACCCACTCATCGCAGATCCGTTGCAGCTCGGTGGAGGTGAGCTTTATCTCCACCACGTCGTTCTTTTTCAGCAGCCGATCCGCAAAACTTTTGCGCGATTCGATGGCGCTGCGCTCGGCCACGTTGTGCCCGATATAGCCATCCAGCAGCTCCACGATGGAGTGTGAAAAAGTCTTGAAGAATCGCTCGATGTGGGGTTTTTCCCAGGCGCTGAACGGGGTGCAAAACTCCTGTTCAATCTCCAGCGACTCCATCAGGCGGCGAATGTGGAAGGCTTTATAGTCAGAGCCGTTATCGGTTTTGACGGTCTCGGGCACACCCCAGTGCAGCAGTGTGCGCCGTAGCAGAGTGGCCACCGATACAGCCGTCGGAGTCTTGGTCACCAACAACTTCACCCGGCGGGTGAACACATCGATCACCCCGTTAATCGAGTGGCGACCATCCAGCAGCATCACATCAGCGGGGGTGCCGTCCAGCTCCCAGCGCTGGTTCAGCGCAAACACATCCTCCGAGGCCGAGCCGCTGGCCAGCATGTAGCGGTTCTTCCATTCATCCGGGTTGGCCGTGGCCGACAGCAGTTGTGCGTTGTCCTTTCGGTAGCTGTTTAACCAGCGTTCAAATGAGCGTTTACTGGGCAGTTCAATCCCGGTACCGGCAAAGCGTGCCTGGGCGCTCTCTATCAAATGCGACGCCCCGCAATGGGGGTGGTCCGCCACCATCGCCTGACAAAAATCCTTCAGCATCGGCTGGGTGTCGATCTTGCT